TTGTAACTCCCAGGAACCAGGATTCGCCGCTCCTGAAATCCATAGCTGATCTCGGCTGGCTCAAGCAGTGGATTGCTGATGCTTTGGTCAATCGACTGGACTGGCCTGTCCGGCACATCGGTCGAGTAGGTGACCTCGACTTCCCACGTGTACGGCGAATCCAGTTGCCGCACGTCTTTGCCAACTACCACGGCTGACTGGTCGATGTCATTGCCGGCAACGTACACGTCGCCGAGGTTTGGGATTCCGAAGGCAGTGCGAATCGCAGCAGGTCCATCGCTGCGGTTGTCCGTGCGTACTTTGTAGACGACGCTATATTCGCGCCGCTCCAAGTCGGCGCGTCCACCGCGATCCTCTGCCGAAATTCCGATCACCGTGGCTGTCATATCTTGGCTGCTCCGAGCACAATGCCGCGCCGTTGGATCGCTGCCAGGTGTGATTCGATTTTCTTCTGCAACTCGAACTCGGCCTTGCCGCGAGCCATCGCGTCACGGTTCTCTTGAAACGCACTGAACGCCGCTTGCGTTCCACGTTCCAGTGCCGCGGGTGGCTGGACTTCCTTGATGTTCGATTGGATTCCGTCTACTGCCTCGCGCGTGATGGCCTGCATGGCCCGAGCGTAGGTGCTCATGTCGATGGCTCCAGCACCGCGAAGCCGTTGCAGGTCGGATGCTCGCTTTTGCAGACGGTCCATCGGACTTTCCAGCGACTCACGTACGCGATCGCCCTCGGCCTTCAGCTTGGCAAGTGCCTCGCCGCGTGCCTTCATCGCCGCTTTGGCTTCCTCCGTTGGTTCGCGGAGTCGAGCGAAGGCACCGTGGAGCAGCTTGTTGCGTTCCTCGATGCCAATCAGTCCAGTGGCTTCCAAGCGGTTCAATTCTTTGACACGTTCCATGTACTCCGTCATCTTGTCTACGATCTTCGACGCTGGATCCAGTTGCTCCCTCAGGTTGGCGAGCAGCTTGTTGTCTTCGTCTACGATTCTCCGAATCGTCTCGTCCGACTCGCGTAGCTTGGCGTTATAGAGTTCCTGCTGTTCGGCCACTTCCTTCATCTTGTTGGCCGCTGCCGCCTGCTGGGTGGCCTCCGTGGCTCGCCTGGTGGCTTCTGCGACAGCTTCAACGGACTTGGTAGCTTTGGCTGCGGCAACTGCTGTCTCCTCCCAGCCAGCGATCTGAAACGCAGTATAGGCATCTCCAGTAACCATTGCCCTGGTGAAGGCAATCGTATTCGCCGCGGCATCCGTCACCCATGACAATGCGTTTACAATTTTTGCTGATCCGTTGAGAAACGACAAAGACAGTCCGTTCCATGCTGTCTTCATTACCCCAACTGATCTCTCCCATTCATCCGAAGCAGCGCTCGATTCCTTTCTTGACACGTTGCCAAACAAAATCGATTGCTGCCGAATCTGCTCTAATCCTTTGCTTCCGAGCCTCAGTGTATCCAGCAGTTCGATGTTGCCTTTGCCGAACATCTTCACCGCGAGTGCCGCGCGTTCTCCGGCATTAGGAATCGCCGCGAACGCATCGGCCAGCCGGCGGAAGCCTGCCTCTGGCGTCAACTGGTTGATCTCCGCCGCCGAGACTCCGAGCCGCTGGAAGATGGCCGTTGCTTCCTTACTGCCGTTCATCGCCTCCGCGGCTCGTACCGTCATCTTCTCCAGTCCGACTTGTAGCTGTTCAATTGAAACGCCGGTCTGCTTCGCTGCCGCTTCAAGTGCCAGCAACTCTGTCGGGTCGGCACCAATTTCCGTGGCAATGTCGCCCACGCGGTCCACTTCCTTGATGGCCGAGTGCAGCGTCATCGCAATCGCTGCCAGTCCTGCCGCTGCCGCTGCAACTGGTCCACCTTGTGCCGCCACTGCCGCGAGACTGGTGGCCGTGCCGTTGATTCCTGGTGCCGTGGCCGCGAGCATCGTCAAGCTACTGCCGAGTCCAGCCGCCGACTTTGTTGTCTGGCCCAATCGAGCGTGAACGCTCTGCAGCGCCTGGCCAGTGCGTCCAAACTGAACTTGCGTCCGCTGGAGTGCCGTTGCGTAGTCCGCTTCGCCAAGTGCTCCCAGCTTGCGGAGCGTGTTCAGTTCGCGCACTTTGGATGCGTACCGTTCGTTCTGCGACATGCCAGCTTGCATGATGGCGTTGGCTCGTGCCTGTGCCTGCGCCATCGTGGAGAACCCAGCCGCCGCGGCGTTGGTGTCACGCGTGACTTCCTCGATCGCCGCGGCATAGGTACTTGCGTCGATCGCTCCCACCTCGAACGCTCGCGATGCCGCAGTCAATCGCTTATCGGCCGCTGCCATCGCCGCCTGCATGTCCAGCGTCTTTTGCGATGCCTGAGTGAACGCTTGGCCGAAGACGTTGATCGACGAAACCGACGATTGCATCTGGCGTCCCACTTCCGAGACGCGACGCGCCGACTTTTGCAGGTCGGTATTAAACTGCTCCGTCTGCGAACGAAGCATAACGTCAATCGTCTTAGTGACTGCCATTGAGTCCGCCGAGTGCTCGGTTGAGAATTGCCTGCATTTCTTCCGGTGTCTGTCGCTTCGGCCTTGGCCTGAAATCGTTCGTCTCGATCGCTCTACCTCCAGGCTTCACGTGTGCCTGCACGTACACTGCCGTCAGTCGTGCCAGCATCTCATGCGTATGATCCTCACCGAACGCCACGAGGTTGTAGTACGCAGCCCACTCGGCCATCTGCCGCGAAGTAAGTTGCGCCTCCAAATAGTCCGGGTGGACTACTCCCAGAGCCAGGCACAGCCGAAACGCGAACTGGCGTCCCGGCTGCTTGGCTAGTTTTTTTCGATGTTCTCCACGTCACTTTTGGTCAATCCCGAAACGCGACACGAAGCCTCGAAAAGCCGCTCAATGGCTCGTGCGTTCTTTCCCATAAGTTGGCCGATCTGCTCTGTCGTGCCGAATGGCGAGCCATCGTCCGTCTTAAGGCACCGCAGCAGAACGTCCTGCCGGAATCCAAGCGGATCGGAACCAGCCGGCTTGTTGGTCCATTTCTTTTCGATTTCACTACGCTCTGCCGCCGTCATCGAGTAAACGACTAGTTCTGCGTTTCCCCATTCCGGGACTCGCACAATCTCTTTGTGTGCGTCGTCCATTTTCAGAATGTCGTCGATGTTCACTTGCTTGCCTCCGAGTCAATAAACGCGCGGATGTCAGCGTAGTAAATCGCCAGTGCCTCGTCCTGCTTGACGATGCCGGCACGGCGCATCAGCCAGCGGCCCTGTATTTTCCAAGCGTCGCGCAGTTGTGCAACCGTAAACTTTGAGCCTCGATAGGTGACAACGTTTTTTCGCAGTGTGTTTCGAGTTCGATCCTTGAATGGAGAATTCATGTTCCCGAGTAAATTCTCTCGCAACGTTGCGTCGAACGATTTATTGAATCTTTTGCTCGTGAACAATCCGCCGGATTCGTTGAGCACGCTCTCTGCACTTTGTAACTTTCTTGGTCTTCCAGTTGCTCTGTACCCAAGCTCTTGCATTGGAACGTAAAACAAACTTTCTCGTGACTTGGACGATCTGTTTATGGTTCCTCGCTCGGTTACTAAGAATCGTGGTCCCTTGCGAGAACGTTTCGCCGCACGAACTACAAGGCTTCGCTTCCACGCACCGCTTCGCGTGGGCACAATGTTCTTGGCCCACGCCAGCACTACGTATGCCGCACGACGCAATGCTTTGTTGTGGGCTGCCATTGCGGCTCGCCCACCGATCCTATTGAGCATTCGAGTAAGTTCTCGATCGCCCGTGATAATCGCACGAACCTTGGCCATTAGGTCGTGTACCCAGGCTTGCCGCTCAGCTTTAACGTCAAGTCCGCCGTGATCAGTCCATCCAGCGGAATCTCGCGCGACATGCCCTTGACGTAAGCGTTCATCGCGGTCGCCGTGCCGGCCGACGAGTTCAGGTAAACAGTGAATGTCTTATTGCTCCTCTGGCCCATGTAGTACGCCAGCCGCTTGTGTGGCGTCTGAGTGCTCGAATAGGCCACCGTAAAAGTCAACTCGCCTGGATCGCCGAGGCCCGGAATGAACGTCCGATAGTTCGACGACGAATCCATACAGGTCGTGTCCACGTCGTTGAACGTGACACCAGGCCCACTGATGTTCTGAATCTGGCCAATGTTCGTTTCGCCAGTCGTCGTTGTCACTGAAATCACCGAACCGTAACCGATAGCCTTTGCAGCCATGATTTACCTCACGTGGTATAGAAAGCCCGCAGACTGTACGCGATTACGTGCGCGCCTTCGTCTGATCCGATCGAAAACGGCACGTAGTCGTCGTCCTTGTCCGAGACGAATAAACCCTGTGCCGTGCTGCCTCCTAGTGATCCCTTGTAGCCGTGGAGTCGCGACTTCACCGCATCCGCCACGCTCTGGCACGAGGCCTCCGTGATGGCCACGCACTCCACGTCGCAGATGGCTTCGTGCAATCCGCCAGCCGCGTCCATCGTCAGTTCTTCGTTGTCCTGCGAAACGCGGAACCAAACATGCGGCCGTGATGATGCCTCTGGAATATGGTTGTAGTGAACTCGCGTTGACACCAAGTCCGTGATTGCCGTGCTGCCGGTGATGTACGTGCGCAAGTCTTCGGGGAATGTTGCCACTACCGCTCCTCCCCGCACAAGAGTTGCAGTTGCCGGTTTTCCAAGTCTTCATTGACGACAGCGCCGATCCACAGATAGCGGTTGCCAAACACCACCGCGCGTCGCGCACCGCCCGTGGAATCGAGCGTCGAGTTGTAGTCGATCGTCACGCGGTGCGTGGCTCGTGCGTACACCTGCTTGGCAATCTGTGCCTCGCTGCCTGTGAGTTGTTCGATCTTTGCTCGCGTTTTCCAGCCTGTCTCCCACGCCGTGGTGGAGACGGACAGTTGTCCGTACGAATCGTACGCCGTCGTGCCTGATTCGATGCGGTGCTGCTTGATCGTCACCACGTGTCGCATTTCACCGGCTGGAATTCGCTTAGCCATAACGCTCCCTCATTTCAGATTCCAGGAGCGAATCGACGCCGATTTCGATTTCCTTGCTGATCGTCCCGGTTGCCACTGCTTCCCGGTTGCGGTACCAATGGCCCACGATCATGCGTACCGCTTGCTTGACGTTCTCCGGCACGCCGCTGCTCACCGTGGAGTGCCCCGCGACATAGGTGATCGTGACGGAGTTCGGCTGCGGATACACGCCAGGCCACGTCGCATTGTAGGACGGTGCAACGAATCCAGGTTGATCGCCAGTCGATACCACGTAATCGCTGGATGGCATCGTGGTGTTCGTGCCATCCTCGTCGAGATACGCGATCGATGACACCGACTTTAGTGGCGAGCGAACCGGATAGATGCGGTTGCAGTGCGAATATCGCGAGTCAAAAAACGTGTCGGCCTTCAACACTCGCGTTTGCGTAACGAAGCACCGTGAGCACTTATTCTCAAGCAACAACGTCGCCGCTTTGATCTGCGAGGTAATCAGTGCATCGTCGGCCGTACTCGACACGTTCAAGTGCAGCTTCGCATCGTTGAGCGTGATTGCCGTGGTGGTCGGCGCGACGGACTGGTAATCACTCATGCCACGCCACCTTTCGTAGTTTCTTCAGCACCGGCAATTCCGAGTCGTACACTCGTTTGCGACCGTCACCCATAGCCGCTTCCACCACGCGAATATCGCGAACCATCTCAGCGAATCCGTGCGGTTCCACCGAGGCTGCCTGATCACTGCCGTACATGCTGCGATCCAGCGTCAGATGTCGTTCAACAATACAGGCCCCGAGTGCCACGGCTGCCACCGAAGTTTGCAGTCCAACCTCGTGGCCGCTGTAGCCGACAGGAACACCGAAGCCGGATTGCAGTGACTCGATACAACGCAAATTGAGTTCCTCTGTCTTGCTTGGATAGGTGCTTGTGCAGTGCAGCAAAGCCAACGGTACTCCGTGCGACTGGATCAGATTCACCGCGCGTCGGATTTCGTGCATCGTGGACATGCCGGTCGAAACCAGAATGGGCACCTGCTCTTGGCAGAGCCGTTCAATCAACGACTTGTCCGTTATCGCCGCGGAATGGAGCTTGTACGCCGGAGGATCAAACTGCGCGATGCAATCCACCGCCGTCACATCCCAGCACGACGCGAACCAGTGGAGGCCAAGATACTGTGCGTAGCGGTTGATTTCGTCGTAATCGCCAACCGATAGTTCAAGTCCTTCCTTTTGCTGCCGCGTGGTTGTGCCCCACGGTGATTCACGTGGCGTGTCAAGTTCCTGCTGCGTGTAGCAAAGCTCGATGGTTCGCTTTTGAAATTTCACCGCATCCGCGCCGGCGTCCTTGGCCTTCGTCATCAGGTCGAGAACCGTCGGCAAGTGGCCGTTATGGTTGATCCCGAGTTCGGCGATGACGTAACAGGGTTGCCCAGGTCCAATCTTGCGGCCAGCAATTTCAATGTGCACGGTGTGCCTCCAGTGCTCGTGTCATAACTCCGCGATAGCCGTGCGTGGCAACGTGCCAGCACTCGTGTTCCTTGAGGTATTCGTCAATCGCTCGCCGTGCTCCGCGTGTGCTGCCGCACAGGTAGTCGTCGAGCAGCAAAACGCCTCCGTCCACTATGCGCGGACAGAACCAGTCCAGTGCCGCTCGCGTCGAGAGGTACTGATCGCAGTCCACGTGGACGAGTCGAAACGGTCCTTGATCTTGTGCGGTGTGCGGGAAGACGCCAGGACGAAACACGCAGCGATCGGAAAACGGGTCGAGCTTCAACTGCACCGCTCGCAACGACGTGTCGCTGAACGAACCCGCTTTGTTGTCGTCTTCCGGCAGCGTCATCGACTCGGGCATTCCACAAAACGTGTCATAGAGAAACAGTGTGCCATGCGTCGATTCCTGCAGAATCACGTACGCCGATTCGCCTTTCCAAACGCCGATCTCGGCCAAATCGCCGGTGAGCGAATTGGTTTCACGGACAAACTTTCGGATTAGGTCTTCGCAGGCTTGCATCAGCGAACCGCAAAAAAGGTCATCCAGTTGCCTGGCCACGGTGGAGACACTTGACTCGTGTCACGCCACCGCTTCATTGTTTCCGGCGTTGCGTAGCGTTCCGGGAATGGGAACACCACGTCCATAATTTTGAACGCCTTGTCGCGCAGCATCCGGCTGCAGCTCTCCAGCGTGAACAGGCTGATATGCGTTGCGTCGTGCAGCATCCGGTACTTGCTGCCGAATCGCTTCGCACACGGAGATGCAAAGTCTGGAGTCGCAAGCACCAGCAGGCCACCGCGTTTGAGCACGCGCCGCATGTGATCCAGGTAGTACAGTGGATCAGCCAGATGCTCGATGACATGATGACAAATAACAACGTCGCAAAACTCGCTGCCGATCCCTGCGATGTCGTCGCGCAACTCGATTCCGGCCGCCACACTCTCCGCTCGTGCCGATGGCTCGATGCCGAGCTTTCGCGGTGCCGTGAGTGCGGACAGCAGCCATCCAGGCCCACAGCCAAAGTCCAGCACCGTCTGCGGACTGCGTTCGTTGATCGCTTTGACGAGGTACGCATTGTCGGCGAGAAACTGCTGCCGTTCAGCATATGACAGCCGGTCTCGCACCTTGCCGTCAGGATCAACTTTTGGTTCCCAGTAGTCGGACTGCTCCGCGGGACAAACGCGAATCGTGTAGTAATCCTGCACGTTCTCACGCTTTCCGCATGGTGCCCAGTGCGACTTAATGCGCGGCTGCAGCGAGGTAATCACACCGCACCTCCATCGCACGCTCGACGATTGGAATATCTTCCGGCGCGTCGATCTGGAATGAGTCCATTGGGTCCATCAGGTACGGCAGGATCATGCCACCCAGCCGGTTGCGTTTCTCAAACAGGACGTTCGGTCTGAACAGGTAGAACGAACCGTTCTCCTCCAGCCAAACACTGTCCTTCTCCTGCCGCCGGTGACGTGATTGATAGTTCGGCAGCAGGAAGTCCTTGCCAAGTCGCCACGTGTAGCCTTCCACGATTCGACACGAGAACAGCGAGTCGGCGCGGTGGCTCCGCGACAACTCGATGGCTCGATCCAAATCGTTCGGCTGCCGGCACGGACTCGTGGCTTGCAGGAAGCACACGTACTCGGCGTCTGCGTACTTCCTGCCGACAACTTCCAGAAGCACCGTTTCGGTTGGTGCCTCGTCGGTTGCCGATTCGGCCGAACGCCAGAACACGTCGGCACCGAACTGGCGAGCCACGGCTGCGATCTCCAGGCAGTCCGTGGCGACAACCACTTCGCTGATGTGCTGCGAGTTCTTTGCGTGTTCAATCGACCAGGCAATCAGCGGCTTACCGTGCACCGGCACAATATTCTTGTACTTAATGCCTTTGCTGCCGCCGCGTGCTGGAATGATTGCCGGAATCACTGCTCGGAGTCCTTGGCCCGCGTCATGCCGACCGGCTTATTGGAGTCCTGCTCTTTATTGAACGGCCGTGCCGCCCCGCTTCCGACAATCAGCTTTGCCTGATCGTCCGGCAAGTCCACCACGCGCCCACGCAGTGCCACGCCTTGCGGTCCCGCCATCGTTGCCAGCATCGTAATCTTCATGGTTCCGTCTCCTATTCGACTCCGCCGCCGAGCCATTGTTCGTCGTAGTTCATTCCTTCCAGTGCACCTGACAAGAACACCGCCTCATCATGCTTCTGCTGCTCAACGGCTTGAGCATTGGCAATCCGCTGCGTGAGTTCCTGCCGGCGAATCTGGAATTTCTTAAACCGCGCCGTCGTGTGGTATCCGTAAATGCACGCTGCCTTGAGTATATCGCTCTGATCGGGAACCGTAACACGAATCCCACGCCCTTCGGCAATTCCAATCCAATATTCGACAGATGGCCGCTGGCGTGCGTATTCGCTCGTGAACCAGCCAACATGGCCAGCCGCCTTCAGGCCGTGCTGTGCCATGTCGATTCCCCAGAGTCCGATGTCGCTCACCGGGAATCCCGTCTCGTGCTCGTAGATCGCCAGTGCCAACATGAGGCTCACCGTGTTGGTAAGGTAGTTGGCTCCAGCGTATTTGCCGAAGTGCTGCAGTATCGCACCGAGCGGAAACTGCACACCGCCTTTGAATTCTGCCGGTGGTGAGTCCCGCAGAAACACTGGCCTCGTCTGCCGCGACAACCACTGATAATAGTCGCCGTATTCCTTGGCCTTGGTGAGTTCCAGATCGTGCAACTCGAACTGTCGATCCCATCGCGGAACCTCGCTCAAGTGGCCGAGCGTGTTGAGAATCCACACCTCCCACGCAGGATCGTCGTAAGGAGCCAAAGCCACCGTGCTCGGTGCTTTGCCAATCAGTGCGATCTTGCGTGGCTGCGTTGCTTCCGCTGCCGCCGGCTGAACCGGCAGCATTTCCGTTTCCGACATGTGTGCCTCCGACAAACGAACTTAGGTCGTGCGCGCCGCAGCAATGCTGGCGCCGGAATACACTCCGACGATCTTCCAGATAGCCGTGGACTGCGCGACGATGGTGACAGAGCGAGTCGCCGAAGTGGCGAACGTGATCTGATTGCCGCCGGTGCTATCGAACTGCGTGCCGGTTGAGTCGCTGCGAAGCACGCAGCGGTGAGTCACGCCGCTCGACGTGTGACTGATGGCGATATGCTTGCACAGGCCGATGAGCGGTGCTTCCATCGTGTAGGTTGGCCCCGTCGTCGTGGCCTGGAGCACCGTTAATCCGAAGTTCGTCACCGAGGTTGCGGTATCCGCACTGGTGAGAACCTGCACCGGAACTTCCACGGAACCACCACTCGCGATGACGAGTTGCGTTCCGCCCTGCTTCTTATAAACCTTCGGTTGGTATGTAGCGTCTGCCATAGCCTGAACCCTTTGTTACTCTCGCCGCGATCGGCTCATCGCGGAAAGATAGGCTTGGCCCCGGGAATAAAAACCGACTGCCGGCCGGAGGCACCAAACCGGCAGCCGGTGATCCTTGCGGATCGTTGTCGATCAGGTCGAACTCGTCGGACTCACGACGCGTTTGATACCGCCCGTCGCAATCGGCACGGTGTTCGCCGCGCCCGTCACCGAGAAGTTCCCCGTCATCTTGCGAACGCCGTACTTGAACGCGAGCAGACGGCTGGGAGTCGCCGTGGTGCTCGACAGCGTTGCACCGAGGTAGCGTGCCGCCGGCTTGTAAACATCCGTGACAATCACGTTGTTGTTCGCCGCGGTACTGGCGTGAGTGTGAGTGCTCGCGCAGTTCACGAAGGCACCCGTGGTGGCTCCGTACTTCAGCGCCATCGACCACACCCGAACTGCAGTGGTTCCTGGAACGCCGACAAAGAGCACGCCTTCGCAGTCGCTCGTGTCCACTTCCACGGCATCCTGCGCCGTCGAAAATCCACAAGCCACCAAGTCAATGAAACGCGAAATCTGTCCAGCCATAGAGCACCTCCGTTAGGCCAGCTTCACGCGGGCAAAAGCGGTTTCCAGAACCGGCATCCCATCCAGGCTCATCCGGCCAAAGAAGCCGTCCTGGTTGGTGGCCGCGTAAAGTTCGACGAGACGCTGGATCGACAGTTGCATCGCATCCGCGATCCAGTAGTAGGAGAAGTCACCGAGGATGCCGACATACTGGCCGGTGGTGAACGTGCTCGGAGCGTATTCCGACATGATCACCGGGATGCCCAGGATGCGGTCCAGCATGTCTCCGGTGATTCCTGGCTGCCAGAGATACTGGCCATCCCCGTCCTTGAGCTTGCGAATTTCGCGAATGCCAGTCCGGTGAAACACCCACCGCAGATTACCGCTGGTCATCCACTGCGACTCCATCGAGTATTTGCAGTTGATGAGGCCGTCAGCAGTCATCGCCGTGGTGGTGTTGCCAGTGCTCACATCGCGGCTGGTGCTGATGCCGTTACTCGACGCCGTAAACACGCCGAGCGGCTGCAATGCACCCGAACCGGTCATGAACGCCGTTTCCTGCACCGTCGCGAACTTGTACGCCAGACGTTCGCGGACGATGGCTTCCGGCGAGACTGCCGTATTGGCCATCAGCAGGTCTTTGCTGACTTTGATCTTCTTGGCCAGCGGATGCGGAGTCAGACGACGCCGGCCGAAAGCCAGAGAAGTATCTTCCGTTCCGCTGGACAACTCGGTCGTCCATTCGGAATCCGCAATGTCCGTATCCAGCGAAGGAGCACCGAGGCTCTGGCCTGGCCCCACCGGGTATACCGTGGCCAGACTGCGAACCACAACGTTGCGGTCGAGATCCTGGATCAGTCGCGACACAAAAACGTCCGGCATCACGAGGTTGCCAGCCTGTGCGTCGTTGTCCACTTGCAAGGCCGCACGTTCGATCAGGCCGGAGTCAATCGCATGGAACTGGCCACGCAGCAGCCGAGACGTGTATTCTCGTCCGGCTTTCGCCTGGTCGTTGTTGGCCGTGGCGATCCGCTCGAGTGCTTCCTTGCGGCTCAGTCCTTCCGCCTGCATGTCGCGCATCTTCTGCCACAGCGGCCGACGATCCGCTTCCACAGCGGTCTCTGTTCGTCGCACGTCGATGCCGCGGGCAGGCACCGGACGACGAAGGGATTCCTCCTGCTGTGCCAGGTAATCGCGCCGCTTGCGTTCAGCCTCGATCTTGGCGATGGAGGCATTGTGCTGGTCAATCTCCGCCTGCCATGCGTCGCACTGACGTTGTTCATCAGCGGAGAGTTCACGCCCTTCTTTCTGGGCGCGGTCGAGAAGATCGCGATAGGCTTTAACCGCCTCGCCCTTCTTCTGCAGAATTTCGTTGAGATCCATGTTTCGGCTCCTTGCGGCCGCCGAAACACAAAAGCCCCGGCAGCCTAAATCCACGGAAAAGTGGAATCAGGCCACCGGGGCAATGGCTCACCGATGTGCTGATCTGTCTATTTGCAAACTATACGAAGTGGGAACAGAGTCAAGCCCGTTCCGCGAGTGCCAGCCTCCGTGCGTGTAAATCCAAGCTGGTGCCGCTTTTGAACGCCTCGATAGGACGATCACCAGCCGCCGCAATCTCCGCGGCAATTTCTTGGTTAGCCACTGCGGAAGCCTTGGATCCCTTGGTTCGCGTCAGTTCCGCGAACAGTTCGCTCATCGTTCCCACGCGGTCAATCATGCCGCGTTCCTTCGCAGCCTCGGCCCAGTAGAACCGGCCTTTGCCGTAGTCGGCTTTCACCGTGCTGGCTTTCGTCTGCCGGCCGGCTGCCACGTCTGAGACGAACTGCTCGTACGCTGTCTCAATGTGAGAACGCCAGAACTCCTTGGCCTCGTCCGTTAGTGGCGAGGATTCGGTGAACTCCGCTTTGTACTCGGGCATGGCCATAACGGTTGGCTTCACGCCTGCGTCTGCCATTGCCTGCGAGTAATCGTAATGTTCCGCGTAGACGCCGATCGAGCCAACACGCGAACTAGGCGAAGCCATCAAATGGCCTGGCCCCACCTGCGAAGCCAGGTAATACGCCGCCGAGCACATATCGCCTTGAGCACACGCAAAGGTCGGCTTCCGTGCCGATCCTTCGCGAATGAT